CCCCTCCTCCAGCTGAGCTCGCATGACTGCGAGAGCCGTTTGTCGCGTAAAACATGTTCGCGGCAATACGGAGCCTAAAGTCGTTCTCCCCTCACCTTGCTTAGTCAGCATAGTGGGATTCTGGAGATGACGATTGGTCTCAGTTGGACGTTTGTGCGAATTACACTCTCGATACTCCACGTGCATACTGCGTGGACAGCGCTGTAACGCGCCTCGTCGCAAGACGATAGGGTGAGTGCATCATCAGATATCTAGACCACCGAGGGCAAACACGGCGAAAGCCGTGTCCTAACTCTTAAAGTCGGGATATCTGTCGCATAAACACAAAGGGTCCCTTTTAGGCACGGATTACTCCGTACCTTCATTCAACAGCCATACAGGAGACGAGGATATGGCACAAAAGCCAAAGTTCTATCCGAATCTCCGTCGCGTTAAGTCCAATAGATCGGACCGACGCGTTGGTGCCATTTCTGTGAACACTGACGTAAGATGGTTTCGTCGAATCTGGGCAGACCGGATGTATGTACCCTTTCCGGGTGCGCCATCGGTTTACTTGGACGAAAACAGATCCATCAAAGTTGCGTCAGACGTACGGGGTGGTACCAAGAATCCCGGCTGGCGAGTGACAATTGCCAAAGGAGGCGATGCTACCTCAACTTACTCGAGGCAGCAATACGCTTTTAGACCCACAAACTATACAGTCCGCGCCGTGAGCCCTAATTGGCTCTCTAATGGCTATGGATCGTTGAATGGGGGTTGGCTTATTTCCCAAAATGACCAAACCGCGTTAAATAATATCGCGATCGGCCGTCTAAGGAATAAGCTCCAAGGCAAAGTCGGTAACGCAAAGCTTGCTCCGCCACTTGCTGAAAGTCGTGAAATCCATCGCCTTGTGCGACAGATTAACGGCCTCGGTATGTCGGCGTTTAAGGCTCTGCTAGCTGCCAAGAAAACTAAGGGCAAAAGTGCCATCAAACAGGCTGGTGACATCTGGCTCGGTCTTGGTTTCGGGGTTAATCCTCTTCTCCAAGATATCAAGTCAGCTGCTGATTCTGTCATGAAATACGTCACACGACAGAATAACAAAATCACCGTTGTTGGCACTGCGTCAACTGAATACCACTCTGGTAATTACCCCGGAAAAGAACCTGGGGCTTCTTCAGAGTATATTGCACAAGATGCTGCTATTGCATGGCATTTGCATGCCAGGCATGTGCAAGGTATTCGATATGTGGCTGGAATTGACCTTAAAGTTCGTTCTGGCTCTGACTACGGCGTAGAAGATCACCTCGGGCTGAAGCTCGGTGAGTTACCAAGCACTCTTTGGGAGCTTACTGTTTTCTCCTGGGCAGTCGACTACTTTACTACCGTAGGCGCGTGGTTAGACGACATGTTCTATACAGTGCCGGGAACGGTGCTGTACGTGTCGAAAAACTACAAGTATCAAAGTGATACTACTGGTCTCCCATATGCGATTTATTCGTATGACACTACTGGAACTTTCAGTGGGTCATCAAGCATGGGGAGATTCACAGAGTTCACGCGCACGAAACAAGCCCTTGTACTTCCTGTTCGGTCTCTCAGCGTTAAAAGCGTCGATGAGATCGCGTCGCACGGGTTAACCAAGTTATTAAACCTGGGGTCCGTGCTTGCAGGACGGAAAATATCGTATAAGCTTTGAGCTGACCACTTAGAGCTAAGGAGGTTTTTCGTCCTTAACTGTTATGGAGCCATACATGGCTTTTGCACCAGCTTCACCTGTAACAGGCGCGACGGTCACTGGGCTGACAAGCCCGACCTATACGCTTCTTTCGGATACAGCCCCGAACATTAATGGCAAGCAGTACGCTATTAGTGCTTTGGGCGGGACCCAGACGGGCGTCGACGTGAATAGTGTTTCTAAACCGTTCACGATGGCGTTCTTCCGTCCTCCGATCCTGAGAACGTTGCCGCAGGCAAATCCTGTGACGGGCGTGATCAAGAACGTCCCTCTGAACGTGTACAAGTTCATCACACGTAAAGGGGCCGCTCCAGCCGTGAATCAAAGCATTATGGTCCCCAAGATCACTACGATCATTGAGGTCCCGGCTGGCGTTGATACTTATGAACCGGAAGAAATTCGCGCCATGATCAGTGCCCATTTCGGGGCTGGTTGGGAACAAGCGAGTGGTATTTCGGTCACGGTGTTGACAGGTGTTCTATGACCTGGGCGAAAGCGGGCCCCGCCGTTATTGCAGTAGCGTGTTTGCTTGTAATTATAGCGAATACGCCTGCAGTCTTGGTGGATCCGCTAGCACTTGCTGTTGCCCAAATCAGGCAGAATGCCGCGAAGACCGACAAGGTCAACGTGTCGCCGACGAATACGGAGATTCCGTATCCGGAGGAAACGTTGGCACCGAAGAAGACGACGCTGAAATAGCGTTACTGCTTCGTTCTTGGGCTAGACTAAACCCAAGATAAGTCTTTTCTTGGTTAAACCGTTGTCATCATCGGGAGTTATCCTGTGAGTAAAAGCAACGTTCAAGGTCGTAATGAGGAGCGCCTTACGGTTCTCTTCAACACGATGTTAGAAGAGCTTCTTGATAACGGGCCGCAAACTTTTGCGGTCCGTCGTCAGGTACAACGTGCTCGTAAAAGAGCACGCTTCCTTAGAGAAGATCTACGGGGCAAAGCTATCAACGATTTTCTGTTGGTAAACGAAAGAGTTAAAGTACTCCAACAGGAGTACCCGCCCTCCGTTGCCTTGGATCCTAGGATCTTGTCGAACGCTCAGTATTTCATTACTAATGTTTTAGAGCGTTTTACTTCTTCCTGGGACGAGTTGGCCATACAGCAGCCACTCGAGATGTCATTCTTGTACTCTAATTGGCGGTTTGGACCCGGCGCCAGTAATGGCGTTAAGGGCACCCATGCAGCCGAAAAGATTTCACAAGAAATGACTTGTACCGCTCTGTGCGAACCTTTGGTCCGTAAATTGCGACAGTCTAACCCTTACTTCGTGGCCAAAGATGGCCAGCAAGGAGTTTCGGGGACCAAGCAAATAGAAGGTTCACGACTAACAACAGTGCCCAAGAACGAGGACACTGAACGTACAATCGCCATCGAGCCCTCCGGGAACATGTGTCTGCAGCTTGCTGCAGGCATGTATCTTGAAGGTGCCTTACGGCGTATCGGACTAGACATTCGCACCCAACAGCCCAAGAATGCGGCTATGGCCCAGCGTGGATCAAGAGATGGGAGTGTTGCTACTCTCGATCTGAAATCTGCCAGCGATATGATTAGTATCGATCTTGTACGTGCCCTGATGCCAAGTGCATGGTTCGACCTATTAATGAAGCTTAGGTCGCCCATGATTACAATCCCTAGCGATGGAAAAGCTGGGGAGGATGGCATCCAAGTTGAGCTACATATGATAAGTACCATGGGGAATGGTTTTACTTTCCCTCTTATGACGTTGCTTATCGTAGCTCTTATCTACGGCTACAGATGTACTCGTGGCGGACCCAGTCTTCATATCAACTGGGCAAACACTTGCGTGTTTGGGGATGATATTATAATCCCAACCTACGAGTACGCTGGATTTGTAGATGTCTTGACAAAGGCGGGACTAGTTGTCAATATGGACAAGTCCTTTAGTGAAGGCTCCTTTCGCGAGTCCTGTGGTGGTGATTACTACGATGGGGTTGATGTAACTCCTTTCTATGTAAAATCACTCGCTGCGGAACCCGACGTCTATGTAGTAATAAACCAAGTGACGTCATGGTGTGCCAGGGAGAAATTCCTGTTACACCGTACATTGACGTTACTAAGGTCCTACATCGACGGCAAGGCCCACCTCGTGCCCGAGTGGTTGAATCCCGACCAAGGGATTTTGACTGCTGGGTGTCCGAAGCGCTTCACCTACCTTACGCTTGAGCATGAGCGAGCAACGCTTTCACAAGAAGCTGCGCATTTCGCCATGCC